TAACCAAAACACCACGGGCACAGCGGCCAACGTCACGGGCACCGTCGCGATCGCTAACGGCGGTACCGGGCAGACGACGGCATCAGCAGCGTTCAACGCGCTGTCCCCGGTAACCACTGCCGGCGATTTGATTATCGGCAACGGCACCAACAGTGCGACCCGGCTGGGCATCGGCGCTAATACCTACATCCTGACAAGTAATGGAACTACCGCGTCATGGGCCGCGCCGGCCTCCGGCATGACCTACCCGGGCGCGGGCATCGCCAATTCAACCGGTTCAGCTTGGGGCACGTCGTACACCACTACTGGGACCGGAACGGTGCTGGCCTTGGCCACATCGCCCACCTTTGTAACGCCGGTACTTGGCACACCAACATCGGGCAATTTCAGTACGGGCACATTTACTTGGCCGACTTTTAACCAAAACACCACTGGCACGGCTGCCAACGTGACGGGGGTTGTTGCTGCTGCCAACGGCGGTACCGGGCAATCGAGTTACGCGGTTGGCGACATTGTCTACGCATCAACGACTACGGCGCTGTCCAAACTTGCAGACGTGGCCACCGGCAACGCGCTAATTTCTGGCGGTGTGGGTGTTGCTCCAAGCTATGGCAAGATTGGTTTGACCACCCATATCAGCGGAACTCTGGCGGTTGGCAACGGCGGAACAAACCTTACAACGTATGCCGTTGGCGACATTGTTTACGCTTCTGGGACTACTACCCTTGCGTCGTTGGCTGACGTGGCCACCGGCAACGCGCTAATTTCTGGCGGCGTTGGCACCGCTCCAAGCTATGGCAAGATCGGTTTAACAACGCACGTTTCTGGAACATTGCCTGTTGCTAATGGAGGCACAGGTTTAACTGCTGGAACTTCTGGCGGTGTACTTTATTACTCTGCCACAGGAACACTTGCATCGTCTGCGGCTTTAACTGCAAGCACGTTACTTGTGGGTGGTGGTGCTGGCGCGGCTCCAACTACTACTACAACGGCAACAGGCGTTTTGACTTTTCTTGGAACACCTAACAGTTCAAATTTAAGAACATTATTAACAGATGAAACAGGCACAGGTGTTGCTGTATTTTCTGATACCCCAACAATAGTAAATCCTACAGTTACTAATTATGTTGAATCACCATATAGTGCAAACAGTTCAACAGCTATTACGCTTGACTTGGCAAACGGAACGGTTCAGATCATTACCCTGACTGCTACCACTACGATAACAATGCCAACGGCAGTTGCTGGTAAATCTTTTATTATGATGTTAAAGCAAGATGCTACTGGAAGTAGGACAGTTACATGGACAACAGTTGCATGGCCCGGAGGAACAGCTCCTACTATTACAGCTACTGCAAGTAAACAAGATATTTACTCATTTTTTAGTGATGGCAGTAGATGGTATGGCACAACTGTTGGACAAAACTACACCTACTAAGGATTAGATATGTTTGCAGCAAGTAAATCCGGCGGTGCAACTAAAATTGGAATTCCTCTTTATTACTTTATTCCTTCTTGGATTGTTGGCAGTACAGCGGTGGGGGCTGGAACAATTGGCACGTCTAGAACATCTAAAACAAGCGAACCAACATCTTGGATTGTTCCTTCTGGTGTTACATCCATTAGTGTTGTTTGTGTCGGGGCTGGCGGAGGCGGTGCGGGAGGTAAAGGCGATCTTGGAGGCAGTGTACCGGCTGGAGGTGGCGGCGGTGGCGGTGGGGCTTTAACTTATGCAACTATTGCAGTAACTCCGGGTGAAACACTTACAGTAGCGGCGGGATCAGGTGGAAAAGGTGGCACTGGAAATAATGCTGCAAACAGTGGTGTTGATGGTGGCGATAGTTACATTCAACGGGCGGGTGTTGATTTAATACGCGCCGGTGGGGGTTCAGGCGGCGGCAACACTACTGGAGGTACTGGGGGATCAAAAGGCAGCTATTCTGGCGGTAATGGCGGCGTGGGAGGCAGCTCATTTAATTCTGGTGGCCCGGGTATGGGTGGCGGTGGCGGTGGTGGCGCTGGCGGTTATTCTGGCACTGGCGGCACTGGCGGCACTGGCGGACAATCAAACGGAGTTGGGACTGCTGGTAGTGATGCTGCTTCCGGAAGTGGAGGCGGCGGTGGCGGCGGTGGTGGAAGCGCGGTGGGCGATGGGGCAGGTAATTTAGTAAATTGCCCTGCTGGTTTTGGCGGTACAGTAGATGTTTTTGGCGCTGGGTCTACCGGCACTGGCGGCGCGGCTTCTGTAAATGATGGGTCTGGATCGCAAGCAGGAAGCGGAAACCCGGGTTCTGGAGGCGCTACGCCTTTTAGTGGTTCACCTTGGATCGGAGCAGGCGGCCCGGGCGGTTTTGGTTGCAACGATGGTGTTACTACTCAATATTCTGATGGATTGATTGGTGGGCCCGGTGCAGTAAGAATACTTTCTGAATCGTCTAAATTTCCTTCAAATGCTCCAGTAAATACATCTGAAGTTACTTTTACATCTGCCGGTGCCGGTACATGGACAGTGCCAGCCGGAGTGACATCCGTATCAGTAGTTTGTATTGGCGGGGGTGCCAACGGAGTACGCAGTGATACAGCGGCACATGGCGGAGGTGGGGGCGGTCTTAGGTATTACAACAATTTAACTGTTACACCGGGGGCAACCATAGACTATACCGTTGGCGCTGGTGCCTTACAAAGCACTACTGCCGGTAACGGCGGGGATACTTGGTTTAACGGAACTTCTACCGGCACTGCTTCTGTTTGGGCGCAAGGCGGACAAGCGCGTACTGGCGGTGGTGGGTCAACAGTAGCGGGGTCTATTGGTGGAACTAACGGTGGTACAGGTGGTACTGCAACCACTACTTTGTCGGGCGGTGGCGGCGGGGCTGGCGGCTACACTAGTGCTGGTGGTAACGGCGGCAGTAGCTCACCTAATAACGGCGTAGGTTCAACCGCCATAGGCGGCGGTGCTGGGGGACAAGGCGGCGGCAGCGCACAATCTGGAAGCGCGGGCGGATCGGGACTATACCCCGGTGGGCAAGGATATCCATTTGTGTTAGCTTCTGGCAGTACTCAAAATGGATATTCCAGTGGATCAATGCCAAGTGTTTATGCTGGCGGTAACGCTAAAACTGCTTCAGGTGGTGGTTACGGCGGCGGCGGCGGCGGCAATGATTCCCCTTCCGGGATTGCTTATGATGGTGCTGTCGGAGCAATTCGAATAATTTGGCCCGGAGACACTAGAACGTTTCCATACGCAGCAGGGAAATAATTATGTACGCAAAAATTGAAAACAATACAGTTGTTAGCTACCCATTGGGTGAAACAGATATTAAAGCCCTGTTTCCCAATACATCGTTTACCACTGACTTTTCCAGCGGCTTACCTGACGGGTTTGTTCGTGTCTTACCGCATGGGCATTCTTATAAGCTAAGTGAAAAAAATGTAACCGAGGGTACGCCACAGCTAGTTGATGGCCAATGGTTGCAATCATGGGTAGCTACAGACAAATACACCGCTGAAGAATTGGCCCAGCAAGCGGCTGATGCCACCACGCAAAAGTGGGCGATGCTGAGAGCGGAAAGAAACGAAAGACTGACTAACAGCGACTGGACTCAGTTAGCGGACACTACCGTAGATAAAACCGTGTGGGCGGCTTACCGCCAGTCTTTGCGTGACCTACCCTCAGTTACCACTGACATTGACAACGTAACTTGGCCTACTGAACCATGAACTCCCCAGAAATTGACCCGGTCAAGTACGGCGTTTTGTGGCAAAAGGTCCAAGACTACGAACGTCGTTTTGACGAAATGTCGGCCAAGATTGATAAGATGGAAACGTCTATCGAGAAGCTGATCGCCATGGCCAACCAAGGCCGGGGAGGTTTCTGGATGGGCATGGCGTTTGTGTCCGCGATCAGTAGCTTTATGGGATACCTAAGCCACTGGTTTAGCAAAGGGAACATGTGAAATGGGTTGTTGCTTTTGTCCTACTAACCGCGATCGCGCCGCCTAAATACAAGTATGTTTGTGTGCGCTGGGCTTGGTACGGCGATGCGTTCAACAGAACAGTCTACTGCCTCGAGTGGAAAAAAGTTGAAATATGATCGATCCCGTTACAGCTTTTGCCGTGGCCCAGTCGGCCATCAAGGGAGTCCAAGCCGCCATTAAGATGGGCAAGGACATCCAAGGCATAAGCGCGGATGTCATGAAGTTTTTCGAAGCAAAGGACGTTGTGCAAAAGGCAGCGTCCAAGCCAAAGACAGGTTTTGCTGGTTCTGATACAGCTCAGGCTTTTGAGATCGTCATGCAAGCCAAACAGCTAGACGATGCCGAGAAGGAGCTAAACCAGTGGATGGTGCTCAACGGTCACGCCGATACTTGGCAACAGCTTTTGATTACGCGAAACGAGCTGATTCAAAACCGCAAAACGCAAGAGATTTTGGACGCAAAGCACGCCAAGAAAAAGAAAGAAGATCTGGACGAATTGATTAGTTGGCTTCTTGGCGGCGGCATCATTCTGATGGTCCTTGGCTTTGTTGTTTGGTGGTTATCGATATTACTGGGGAAATAAATGCTTACGATTTTGTCTACTCTGATTTCATTCTTAATGGGCGGCCTGCCCAAATTGCTTGACTTCTTCCAAGACCGCAACGACAAAAAACACGAGCTTGCCCTAGCTCAGCTTCAGATCGAGCGTGAGCTGGAATTGCGCAAGGCTGGGTTTGAAGCTCAGGAACGGATCGAGCAAATCCACAGCGCCCAGCTTGAGATGGAAACGACAGCACGCGGGAACGAGAATCTGGTCAATGCTCAAGTGGCCGAGATGAATGCCATCTACCAGCACGACGCGTCGTTGAACGACGGCACCAG